GCATCTCTTCTGCCAAACTTCTTTGCTTGTTCCTTTGCAGATATTCTATTAAATATACCACGTTCACCTGACTTAGATTCAACAAGAGATGTCCACTCACGTAGAAAGGTTTCTCCATCAGGCTTGTCAGTATAAACAACAGAGTTATTTGATAGAGCCATCTGTGGTGCTGTCTCCCACCATTTGCCAGACTTGGCATGTCTCATGCGTCCATCAGATAGGTTAGACAAACTGATCATGGCTGATCTACGCACACCACCAGACACTACAACTTCCCCAACCTTACACATAAGATTATGGCAATCGTAGCTAGATAGCTTACGACCTGCATTTTGTCGAAACAAAGCAACAGTAAAGCTAAATAAATCAATTAAAGGCGCAGGACCACTAGCTCTACCACCAAATACTTTTAGTCTAGCACCTGCAGGTCTTACATTTGACATGTCCCACATAGGAACTTCGCCCATATATAAATGTCCTATAAGCTTGCGTAAGGCTCTAGCCCACCCTTCTTTGCTGTCTTGCACTTTTATTATAGTGTCAACATGATCTAAACTCTGTGGTATTTCTGGTAACTGCGATACATATTGTCTTTCAACAGAGAAGCCAACACCTGTGCCACATAATAATATATACATAGCTTCATCAAAAGCTTTTGGATCATCAACAGGTAGATAGCTACAGTTATACCCTGCTGTATTATCTCTCTCTAGTGCAGGACCTGCAGTCATCAATGCTCTCATAGAGGGCATAACTTCTAAGTTAGTTATAGCATCAATAATCTGTGGTTTAGGTAAGTGTCCTTTTACTTTCTCTGTAATATAGTCCACATATCTTTGCACAGTCTCTTCCCATGTTTCACGTCTTCCCTCTTCGTCAATCCACCTAGCATATCTAGATATTGCAATAAATTTTTGATAATCGTTCATGTTAGTCCTCCAATGTTATTCGTATGTTTTTAATTTTTAGTCCGTCAATATCATAGATAAACTCGTCTAGTGCTTCTTGTATTTCTTGACTAGGATCTCCGTCAGCAGGTACAGGATACTCATCTTTATCTATATCAAGAGTGAGGTAGATCTTAACAACCATCACTCAACTCAATGTCAAAGCTATCTTCTGCTTTCTTTTTGATTTCAATCAAGCGAGTAAGATACCACTGTGCTTTCTCTAGATCTTGCACACCATTCTTGTATCGGTATCTCCAAAGATACTTAATAATATTACCCTGCAAATAATACTCGTACCCCTCTCCTGTAGCCGACTGAATAGCTTCAATGCATTCTACACCATATTTGTTATAGTGTGGTGGATTGTTTACCATGTCTTTCCCCTTACAATTCATTTCCCATTTAGCCATATCATGCACTCCCATTTAGTTTCTCTTTCATTGCTTTAAAGTCTACCCTAATTACATTGTCCTGTCTATCAACAATTTTAGGTTTTATTTCATCATCTATTTCTTTTCTAACTATCTGATAAACTTTCTTTGACCACTCTTCATCTGTTCTAAGTAAGTCAATACCCACAAGGCACATTCTTGCAAAGAACATGATATCATTAAAGTCTCTATCTGATAAAGGATTTTGTACAGAGTCTATAACTTGTAGGTGTACATCTCCTGTCCAATTTTTTTGATGATCTAGTATTGGTTTCATACGAATCATTATATCCTGATCGTCTAATTTAAAATGTAAGTCTTTAAATCCGTTCTGTGTCATTTATATCTCCTTATAATTTTTTTACCTGTGAACTTTATGAACTCAGGATGTGGTTTCTTTTTACGCTCTTTTAGCCAACCCTCTGGTATAATTCTGTCGTAGTATTTAAAGTTATTTTTTTCACACCACATACCGTAGGTAGTTTTAGATCCTTTCTGTAATTTTCTTTTGCTACTTGTAAACACAAAACGTATGTCAAGCTTCGGGTGTTGTTTTTGTATAGCGATATGCTTGCGTCTGTCATCAACAGTAAACAATCCTTTTGTTTCTATTATTATTCCGTTAGGTAGCACAAAGTCAGGTGTGTATTGTCTGTAGGCTAAGTCTTCCCACTCTATCTTGATACCCTCATAGATATATTTTATCTTTAGTTCATCAAGAAACTCTGAGAGCTTGACCTCAAGTCCACTACGATAGCCTAACTTACGTGCTACCTGATACTGTTTAGCAGTATATAACAACTACCACCAGACAGAATATGTTCTCGACAGAGGAACATGCCTATCACCATACAGAGCTTTTGCTTCTGCAAGGTATGCTTCTTTGGCAGCATTGTAGGCAGCATACTTTTTTTCATTATATGCTTTCTTCATGTCGGATAGTTGTGTTTGTAAATCGGAGATTTGTTCAGCCATCTCCTCTAACGTAGGTTCTTTACTTGTCATATAAGTTTCTCCTTTCTTATTTCAACATATGAAACAATCTTTGGATCTCTTGCCTGTGACACCAACGATGGTATCTCCTGCAAGTTTGTCCAACAGGCTTGTTTATATCTGCAGAAAGAACATGTCTTACCCAGAATCTTATTGCCTGTTAGCTTACCTCTGAATGTTTCTTCAACTGGTTCAAAACATCTTTTAAACTCGTTACTCTCAACTACATCTAGGTTATAAGATAGTTTATCTATCTCTTTTGTCAAGTCCAAACCATCAGCAGGTACATATTTAAAGTTACCGTTAGCTTTATTTATTACCCACCATCCACCTGCCCTCTTGTTAAGAGCCTGTGCGTACCCTGCAAGCTGACCCACATAACCAAAAGGATCTTCTGTTGCTAGTGTATCAAATGATTCAAACTTATTCCTATAAGACCAATCTGACGCAGACTTAATATCGTCCACAGCATCGTCCATAACAATATCGTATGTACCCTCAATCTTAGAATCAATCTTGAGTTCCATACTAACTTTCTTAGAGTCATCATAGGCAACACCTGCCTGTCTAAGCAGACCTTTGAATACAGCTTCTACGATATCTCCTAACATCATGTTCATCACAAAGTTATTAGGAAGTGGTAGAGCTTTCTCAGGTTGGTTCTTCTCAAACCAAAGCTGACAGGTAGGCTTACCTATATTAGACATACGTAGTCTAAACTCTTTCCTGTTATTCTGTGAGCCAAACTGACGGTGTAAGGCTTCTTTAATATCTTCTGCAATCTTGTCGATGTTTGCATCAGACAATACCCTCTCACCGTCAGTGGCTTTATCCAAGAACCGATGCAGTTTTAATTCTGCTTTGTGGTTCATGGTTACTGAACTTTCTCATCAGATGTTATGTCGATGAAAGACTCAACAAGTTCCTTGTCTACACTCTCGTTAGTGTGTGCAAGCTCGTGATGCTTTCCAATAACAAACTGATTGTATCCTTGAATCCAAGACTGAAAGCTAACGAAATGCTCTTCATCCGTATCTGCTCTATCCACTTTATTAGATAGGTCAAGAGAGGACTTAGTAACATAGAAACTGTTACCGTTTGGTAACTTTCTTTCACTAGTCTCAATCTTAGTCAGAAAGTCTAAAGGATTTACGTTTAGTTGCTGACACTTAGCAAACACAGCATCAATGTCTTTTGATGACTCTTGATTCTGTATGTCCCATACGAAAGGAACGTAGCCAAGATCAGCTTCTACAAGATCTTCACCCTCTTGCTTCAATGCACCATCAAAGTTAGCTACACCAAGTACAACTCTAACCTCTTTAGCAGATCGAATAAGAGTCTTCTTGTTGTCAGGCAGAGCATCAAACTCTTCTTTTGACATGAAACCAGAAGGTCTACCACAGTTGTAACCACCATCGGTGTCCTTGACATCCATGTTCCTGAGTTGCTTCAGGCTACCTGTCATGACACTTCTGACAAAGTTATTTTTAAGTGTGTCCCATCGCTTGTACATAAACCGTTGGGCAAAAGGCTTGATCTCAAGACCTTCTTTAAAATATACACCACCTTCATCAGGCATATCAATCCTGAAAGATCCACCAGAAAGCTTTTCGATATTTACTTTCTTACCTTTGATCTCCTCAGTACCCATGATTGCACTGTTGTGTATTTTTAATCTAGGCAACGTGACTCCAGAGGACTTCTTCTCTGCAGGAACTTCTGCCATTCCCATAGCTTTTGCTATCATTTCAGGGCTGTCATTTAATGTTACTATATTCATATATTTATCTCCTTATAATTGAAAAGTGTTATAGTTATATCATCATACGTCTTTGGTGTCAAGCCAGTTGTCTCCTATTTTTGCATCTAATTTTAATGGGACATTAAAGTCTATATTCCAACGAGTATCAATGAGTTTCTTCATTTCACTATTTATACTATTTACTATATTTAGAACATCATCCACTTCGTCAGGATGAACATCTATTACTATTGAATCATGCACAGTATTTACTATGCAACTATCCATATTCATGAGCATATTATCTATAGTCATGAGAACTAGTGGTACAATATCTGCCGTAGCAAATGCTTGTACAGGATAATTCTTTATCTGTGTGAAGTGTGACACTGAACCATTGCCACGTCTTACGACATCAGGAAATGCAAACGATCTACCAGATGGTATCTTAATGCGTCCTGTCTGTAATGCTTCACTAGCTAGTGTCTTGTGCCACTTAGCTACACCTTTATACTTTGAACTAAACTGCTCGTAGTAGGATGCTTCTGCTTCAGATCTGCCAAAGCCTGTTGCACCATACAGAGGAGCAAACGTGTGTGCCTTTGCTTCTTGCCTAGATGTAGGCTGTCCTGCGTCAGTGATAACTTGTGCAGTGTAACTGTGTACATCAAAGCCATCTTCTATCTCTTTGATAGCTGTAGCGTCCTGTGACAAATAGGCAGCAGTCCTGAACTCTAGCTGTGCAAAGTCAGCTTCAAGTATCTTACCACCTTCCCATCGGG